GAGATTCGGTGCAAATTTTGCACCCCATTTTTTGGGTATGGGAGGTTTTCAACTGGGTTTTAACATACTTTCAACAGAGTTTTCAACAATGGGATTTTGAGGCTTCAAGCTGGTTTTGAGCATCCACAAAACCGGCGGCCTTGCTTGCGTTGCTGAATTGCAGAACTACATCCAGACCCGCGGGGTCGGTCAGGGTGATCTCCCCATATTTGCAGATCGGGAGCTGCCGATTTCCGGCAAAGCGCTTGTCAGGGGAGCCGTCGGCGTTGACCTTTTCCCATGTCATGCGCAAAACCTCTGTATCGGCTGGCGGGGTGTCATAGCAGATGTACGGGGAGTCTTTGTAGGAGAATCTGATAGAATTTGTATCAAAAGCACTGATTCGGCCTTTGTTTATGAGTATGTATTTATCTGGCAGGAAGTACAAGGACTGCTTTTTGCCGATCTGGATGCCTAATGTGCGGGCGTTCGTCTTGATGTAGGGCGGCAGCTTGCGCAGAACCTTGACCGGGGTGGAGCCGATCACAGTACCAGCGCCGCCGTACACCTTGCCATTCGCAAGGTCTGATTCCTGCGTGATGCGCCGGACGACCTTGCAACGCAGTACGCCCTCCCACTGGTCAAGCCACCAGTTGTTGACTTCCTTGGAGCTTTCGTCAAGATCATAGTCAAGCCTGACGGTGAACAGGTGACGACGGAAAGGGTAGACGCAGAGGAAAACAGCGGCCAGACCTGTGAGGAACTGGTAAATAGCATGGACACTTACAAAAAGTGTGGCAATTAAGCAGAGTCCGAAGAACCCGATCAGGAACCCACGCCACCCGCTGAATGTGGCGGCCCGCTGCAACTGCTTCATAAGATCGGCATATTCGCAGCCTGCGTAGTCGGTGCGGTCTGCGCTCTCGTGCTGCTCGGTCTGGCCGAGGGCCATCTCTTGCGGCTGCTGGGCGCTCTGTGCGTGGCCAGAGCTGCCGCCGCTCTCGGAAACATAGCTGATGCCTGTGCCGGGGATAGTGGCGGTGCGCCGGGTGCGCCCGTTTGCCATGTGGGTAACGCGATAGCCCTTACCGCCCCACGAGTAGCCGACGCCGCTGCCTGACACATTGATGCGGAACCCACCGCCGAGGTTATAGCTTTTTCTGATTCGCAATCCCATGGTTTTACCTCCTCAAAATGTTAGATAGATCAGATTGCCTCGCCGTCTGACGCGATAGCTATGTCTTTTTCGTTGGGGCTTGCCAGCGGCTCTACCATCTCTTGAAGTCTGCCGATCAGCAAGATTTGCTGGCGCTCCGGCAGCCGCTCGTACAGCGCAAGCATTTCACGCCCGTTCTCGGAAATTCCGGGGGCGGGTTCTTTTTTTGTTTCTTCACCTGTGAGCAGGTATTCGAGGGAACAATCCAAATACTCGCAAATAGAAGCTATATATTTGGCTGGCGGGTCAGTACCGCGCTGCTTCCAGCCTGTTGTTATGTTCGTTCCGATGCCAAGATGCTTGCAAAGGCCGGAGGCACGGAGGCCGCGCTCGTCGAGCGTTGAGAAAAGTCGCTCACTTATCGTCATTTTTTATCACCGTCCTTGAAGTAATTATGCACAAAAAATAGGGTAACTATTCTACGACATTTTACACGCAAATTAGAGTAAATATATTGCAAAAACTCGCATATTGGAGTATAATATAATCAAGCCAAAGAAATAAGGTAAAGCCCAAGGGGCAGGAGGTCATCATGGAAAAGAAACTCAACAAGAAGCAGCAGGACGCACTCCTCAAGATCGCAATGCAGACCATGTTGTCGGTTGCAGAGCGTGGTGATCTCGAAACCCGCAACAGCGACAGTGAGGATTTTCTCGACATCCCCGTGTGGAGCCTTAAACGGGCGCTCGAAGAAGCCTACTTGCTGGGCAAGTCTGAAAAATAAGGAGGTCGCCGCTATGACAGCTCTTGCGCTGAAAACCTACAGCACCGCGCAGCTCCTCGATCTGTGGGAACTGACCACCAGCAACCCGAACGAATACATCCCGGTGGTTCGCGGCTGGCTCATGGACGAGCTGGAAAGCAGACACCCGGAGGCGTTCGACAAGTGGCTGGACGGCGATGCCGAGGATGCCGATCTTAGAAAATACATTGAAGCCGAGGAGGGCTGAACCATGAAAAAAATCGAAGTAACCTACGAGGCGATGAATCCGCTGCAGACCGGCAACTACGAACAAGGCGAAGCCGCTTTTATCCTGCCCATGACAGACGAGCTGGCCGCCGAATATCTGGCAGGACGCGCCACGGATCGCGGCGCGGTCAATCTGGTAGAAACCGCGCTGGAGGCCGTTGAGGTTATGCGGGGCCGCGTCTATGTGCGCGGCAGCATCAAGGACATCCGAGAGGCAAAGTGAGGAGGTAATACCATGAAGATGCTCAAAACGAAGCAGGAAATCGCGGTTGCGATCAATATGCACGAGATGCCCGTCGTTCGGATTGACCTTGCAGATGCCGACGAGTACGGCATCAAGTCGCAAAAGGTGCTGATCGACAACGGGAAATTCAGGCGCTTGAATCCCACTGACCCGGATATGCCCTATCTGGTGCGGGCCGAGATCAGGGCTTTTGTGGACGAGAGGAAATTTACGTTCGCATCGTATGGCTGCTTTCTGTCCAACACGTTCGGCTACCACGATATGGAGGAGCTGCTGGACTACGCCAATGCACCGATCATCAAGCGGGATTCCGATGTGGTGCTGGCAATCGTGGACAGCCGCCGGAAGATCGCATACAAGCCGATCATCCTGCACACAAGGAACTGCGTTGACCCGAACTGTCAAGTCCCGCTCGGCTTCACCGACGAGGATAACGACGCGACAGAGTACATCCGGGCCGCCGGATGCCGTGAGTGGAAATCTTGAGGAGGTAAGCAAGGTGGCAAACATCTACACAATCTACAACAGCGAGAACCAGCGCATCGGGCAAACCCCGATCAGACGGCAGGCCGAGAATGCGGCCCTTGGGTACGCGAAACGCCTCGGGCGGGTGATGTTCGTTGACCGCACCCGCCTTGAAGATGGCGACACGCGCCGGGTGCAATTCAACCCGGACGGAACTTTGGTGCTGCTCTGGAAAGGCGGCGAGGTTCGGCAGGGGGTGATGGCATGAAAAAGGCTGATGCGCCGGACGATAAGTGGCTCCATTACAATTTGGTGCTGTTTGTCGGCAAGGATGAAGAAGTCTACAAACTGGCCGAGCAACTTTCCCAGAAAACAGGAAACAGCATCGAGGAAGAGTTGCGGTATGCGCTGTTGCTGGGCTGCAATCCACACATGGTGCGGAACCTGCAATTCCAGCTGCGCAGGTACAAGGAGGCATAAGGATGGGCTACAAATACGGATTGGGTATGATCTGGTATGCACCCGCCAAGCGCAAAGGCAAAAGCCCGGTGCGCAAGGTGTCGGAATCCACAACGGCGACGGGTAATTTTCTGGTGCTGGTTCACGAGATGCACCCGACGGCCACCATCGGCCAGATCAGGGAGATCATCACCGACAAGCGGCAATTCATCTTCGACCCGGAGGCCGTCAAGGTCTGCGACGACTACATCGAGGCGGGCTGCGCCAACAACGTGCCGAACTGGCAGTAGGAGGACATCATGGAACGGAACAATGAAATTCGGCATTATCATCACATCGGCAGCGACGAGGAGCTGCGCAGCTCCTATGTGTTCCTACGGGAAATGGAGCGCAGCGGGCAGATCAAGGTGCTGCCCAAGCTGTTTGACGATCTGAAACAGGTTATCCGGGAGTACACCCACCGCCCGCCGGAAAAATCCCGCATTGTGGAGGAAAGAGGCATCGACGGCTATGTGGAGCTGATCGAGTTTGAGGCCGACAGCATGGAGGGGGCTGCCGCGGAGTTTGACGCAGTGTATCGGCGCGAATACTTCCCGACCTATTACGACTGCACGGGCCAGCGCTTCACAAACTGGGTGAAATTCTTCCAGCGCCGGGGCCGCTGGATGGCCTATCACAGCGTTTCCATTGATATTTGAGGAGGCACACAACATGGTCATTACTACACTGGAAACAATTCACCGCTTGCTCAAAGCCGAACGGGCCGAGGCAAAAGAGGCACTGAACAGAGCTGCTGACGAACGGAAAAAGGCACTCGACGAAAAGGACTTTGCAGATAGGGCCTGTGAAGCGAACGCCCCGGCGAATGAGGAGGAGCAGAGACGGCTCGACAAGCTGTTTATGGAGGCGTGTGCAAAAGTTACGGTTGCAGAGGCCACCAAAGATGCCGCCTACAAGCGGTTCCAATCTGCCAACGATGCCCTGATCGACTTCGAGGGCTATCAATTCTGAACACGAGGTAAGGGGGACAGAACATGGAACTGTGGATCACATTTAGCAGCGGAGGCAAGGAGCTGGTGGCCTACACAGTCGAAGGAACCTTCGCCGGGGAGGTCGCTGCCACGCTGAAAAGCATCGAGGTGGAGCGCGGCATCCCGCAGGATAAGATTTTGGTCAGGGCCGTCATGCGGTAGATCATAGTTTCTGGTGTTTGCCGGGGTGCAGCTCCATGTCGTCGCTGCGGCCCAGAAGGTAGTCCGTGGAACATTTCAGGTAGTCGGCAATGCGGACAAAGGAAATGATCGACATTTCGCTGCCCTTGGCAAATTGGGAAATTGCGTTGATGCCCATGTTCAGATCAGAGAGCATCGTCCGCATGGTAACGCCGCGCAGCTTGGCAACCTGCTTTATGCGGCCAGATATGGCAGATGTGTCATACATACAGTACACCTTTTTGTGCAAAATGCTATTTTCACGATAATCAGTGAATACATATTGTAATCACGATATGGAGTGATATAATATATATAGGGCGAACAAATAAGGTAACGAAAGCCCAGCGGGCAGACTACCCCAAATTCAAGTATAACCGAAAACAACACAAAAAACAAGGCTTATAAATAAGGAGGCCGGGACAAATGCGAGTAGCAAACAGAACCAAACCCAAGACCGATTTCGGCATCGAGGTTCGCGTTTTCACCGCGACCACGGGCATGAACATGAAAGAGCTTGCCGCCAACGCCGGGGTCAAGTACACCACGCTGGTTGAGACGACCACAGGCCGCTGTGCTGGCATCGAGCTGATTCCCAAGGTCAGGGAGTACATGCAGAACTACGGGGAGGAGAACGCCTGATGAAAACTGCGCAGACCACGGCCCGCACGGCCCGCGAGATGTTCTACTTCGTGGATGATGTGCAGCGGATGCTCGGTTACTCCCGCTCCAAGAGCTACAAGATCATCAAGCAGCTCAACGACGAGTTGGAGGCACAAGGCAAGATGGCCTTTGAGGGCCGGGTCAACAAGAAATACTTTGATGCCCGCGTGGGCATCGAGAGCTAAAGGAGCGGCGATATGAAGCAGAAGATCATCACGGTAACGCTGCACAAGAAACCGCCGCGCCGCGGTCTGTGGGCCTATGTTCTGACCTACATCCGCATGACGATCATCGTGCTGGCCTGTTCGCTGACGGCTGGCAGTGTGGATGTGGCGATCAGGATCGCGGCATCCAGGGGCGGTGCGGTGGGCGGCGAAATTTTTCTGCCGTTCCTCGCCCTGTTCCTGATCTACGTCGGTAGCCAGCTCAAAAGCTGGACAAAGCAGATTTTGGAGGTGCTGATGCAGTGATCGTTCGCAGATGGTACTTCAAGCACGGAACCCGCTACGAAGAATTCAATGTTCTGTATGACAACGGCATGTTCATGCTGGTGCAGAACCGGGAAACAAAGGCTTTTTCTTTCGGGCTTTGCGAGGATTTCGGGACGCTGTTCGGTTTCCCGGTCAACTGGTCTTGCCTGACTAAAGATCAAGCAATCGAGCTTTTACAGGGGATGATTCGTGTTGACAGCATCAATCCTGAATTGGATGCGATCTGTAAAAAGCAATACGGGTACACAGAGTCAGAACAGTGGCAAGCAATGATCGAGGCCGTTTCAAGGGTTGCAGACTGAATCGGCCACACAAATTTTAGGAGGCGCTTTATGAACTACTACGAAATCAACGAGGATACGGCCCGCCGCGCCAAGCAGATGCGCAGCTTCGACGACTACTGCGAGGGCAGCGCCACATGGCAATACCGCAACCGCTGCGACGAGGCCGCCGCGCTGGCAGAGCAGGTCAAGGCCGAGCGCTGCAAGACCGCGGCCCAGCGGGAACACATCGACTACCTGCTGAATCGCTATTGCAAGGTACTGGCCGAGGCCACCAACAAGGATAATGAGATCGGCACACGCTGCCCGTCCGTTATGATCTCCGGCGGCGGTAACTTTCCCGTCGCCAAGAAAGAAAAACAGATTGCGGCGTGGGAGAAGAACGCGGAGCGCTACGGGTATGCGGACAGCATCCTCAACCAGATTCGCTACTACGCCGCGGTGGTCAAGTCCGACGACCCGGAGGCCCTGCCCGTGCTGAAAGCCCAGCTTGACGAGCTTACGGCCATGCAGGAGAAGATGAAAGCCGTCAATGCCTACTTTCGCAAAAACATGACCTTGGACGGATGCCCCGATCTGCTGCCGGAGGAGCGCAAGGAGATCGAGGAACTGTGGGAGCGCGGTATCTGCGTCGGCGCACCGTACCCGCCCTACCACCTGACCAACAATAATGCAGCGATCAAGCGTGTGCGGGAGCGTATCGAGCGTGTGGAGGTGGCCAAGGCATCCGACAGCGAAGTTGGGCATCAGGGCTACACCTACAAAGAAAACGGCGAAGCAATGCGGGTGCAGTTGATCTTCCCCGACAAGCCGGACGAAGAAACCCGCACCTTGCTGAAAAGCGAGGGATTCCGCTGGTCGCCGCGGTACGGTGCATGGCAGCGGCAGCTCACCCCGGCAGGAAAGATAGCAGCCCGCCGCGTGATGAATAAGCTGGATGAACAGGAGGCAGCAGAATGAGCAGCATCGCAAGACTGGAAACCACCTACGCCTACAACAAGCAGAAAGTGGTGATCGACGTAGCCGATCTGATGAACACCGAGGGTTATTACGAGGCAATCGCCATGTCGCCGGATGGGCGCATCGAGTACGAGGTGATGCACACCAAGGACAGGCAGGAGGCGCTTGACGCTTTCGAGCTGTACAAGCTGCGGGCACAGGGAGGCTACCCGGAGGGCGTTTACACCAAAGAGCAGTGGCACAAGGATGGTTCATTCAATGCTTTCCCGGGTCAGGAGGTCAGCCGGGAGGTCTACGATGAAATGCTGGACGTTCTGCCGCCGTTGTCCCTTCCCATCGAGCTGCGGAGCAGAGGCTTTAAGGGCTTCATGGTGGGCGAACCCAAGAGCAGCAACAGCAAGGGTTTGACGTTCGATACATTCGTTCGCATGGGCTGGCGCTGCTACTACCAAGGGGCGCTGAACGCAGATCGCGGCGAGTACGAGGGCTGACCCGTTCAGCATCATCATTATATCCCGAAAAGGAGTGATTTTGCGTGTCAATGGTTATCACAAAAAAGCCTCCCGAATATCTACGGGAGGCAAGAATCAGGGCAGGATATGTCAACCGCGGCACGGCAGCAATGGTTGTCCCGTATTCGCCCGAAACTATCGGGCGGCACGAGCGTGGGGACATAGAGATGGAGCCGGAGGACGCAGTGGTCTACGCGGACTGCTATAACGAGCCGGGCATCATGGCCCGCTATTGTGCAACCTGCCCGGTGGGCCAGCGCATGGGCAAAAAGCTGGTTGATAGGCCGCTGCCGTTCGCTACGCTTCGTGTGCGCCGTCTGATTCACGATGCGCAGGATGTGGCGAGCCGTCTGGAAGAAATCGCTTTTGACGGCGTAATCGACGACACGGAACGACAAGATTTTGAATCAGCGCTGTCGTTCCTGCGCGATCTGGAATCCAGCATTCAAGAACTGATCGTCACAGGCACGGCAACGGACACAAAAAAAGAGCCGCCCCTCGGTTGCAACGAGGAACGGCAATGCAGTAAGCGCTCAACTACTACACCCACATCTTACAGCATGGCGGGTGATTTGTCAAGGAGGAATCCCTAAATGATCTATCAGTTGAACAAGTACCCCGCCGACAGGTACAACGTGTTGGTTCCCGTGACCACCTTGCAGGCAGAAAGCAACCTGCAAAAGATCACGGTTTCGGAAGTCCAGCTGGACACACGGCAGAGCTACGATAACAAAGGCCCCAGCAAGGACATCTATTTCGAAAAGTCCAGCAACGCTTACGCGATCACAAAGGTAGGCGGCATGAAACTGGCCGCCGCGGCCAACATCTCCATCATCTCCACCACGCCGGGCCGCACCGAGGGCTGCCAGCGCTGCATTGAGATGGCACGGGTCACGGGCAAGCCCGCCGTGTGTGGAACCTGCCCGCACACCTACGATGTGGCCGTGACGGTCACGATCAGAGTGCCGGAACCTTCCGGCGGTTTCCGCATCATGTCGGCTACTAAGGAGATTGACTGCGTTCTGACATCCCAGAGTATGACGGACGCGCAGTACAAGCGGTTCCTGCCGCACCGAACGGCAATGGCAGAAAGTAAGGCGTTCATGCGCGCAATTCGCGCGGCGCTGGGCCTTGCCGGAACCTACAATCTGGACGACCTGAAAAAGCCGTTCATCGTGGCCCGCATCGTTCCGAATCTGGATGCGCCGGAGATCAAAAACGCCGTTGCCAACAGCTACTTGCAGAGCATGGGCCTGTTGTTTGAGATGCCGGATGCAAAACCGCAGATCGCGGCTCCTGCGCAGCCGGAACAGATTGTGCAGCCGTTCCCGGACGAGGACGGCATGACGCCGCCGCAGGAATTTCCCCCGGAGCCGCAGGAGCCGGAACCGCAGCAATGGCAGCCAGCACCGCCGCCCGCCGCGGCACAGCCCCGGCAAATTGCCCCGGCAGCACAGCCACGGACCGCGCCGCTGGTATGCGCGGATTGCGGCCAGATCATCCAAGACACGCCGATGCGTAACGGCGGCACATTCAAGGCGGCCAGCATCGCGGAATACAGCAGCAAGGCATACGGACGGGTGTTGTGCATTGAGTGCCAGCACAGAGCGAACAGGAGATAAGCTATGATTAAGATTTTACATACGGGCGACATCCATCTGGGCAGCCTGACCGGGCCGGAGAAGAACGGCATCAACCTGCGCCGCGAGGACACGCTGCGCTGCATGGACGAGATCGTGCAGACAGCCCGTGAGGAGCAGCCCGACCTGACGATCATCGCGGGCGACCTGTTCAACCGCTCCCGCGTGTGGGCCGACACGGCGCTGGACGATGTGCGGGATGCCGTGGAGCGCCTGTTGCGCCCTCTGTGCGAGTGTTCCGGCCATGTGGTGTTGCTGTTCGGTACGGCCAACCACGATAACCCCAAGGCGTTTGAAAATATTTTCACCATGACCAACGACCTTGAAAACCTGAATGTCGATACAGCCCCGGCATTATACCGACTGCGCTGCAACGACGGTAGCTGGGTGCAGATTATGTCGGTTCCCGGCTTTGACAAGGGCCGTCTACGCACGTTCTGCCCCGGCATGGATAAGGAGGCCGAAAACTTCAACGCGACGGCACTTATCAATGACACGATCATGGGCCTTGCGGGCAGATGCGACAAGCGCATCCCCACCATCCTGACTGCCCACTATACCGTGGCCGGGGCCGAGGCAGACAACGGCAGCACATTCCTTGCGGGGCAGGATGTTGTGGTGCTGCCAGCCACCATCGACGCGACAGGGGTTGATCTGGCCTGTCTGGGCCACATCCACCGCCCGCAGAAGATCGCTTGCAACACGCCCGCCTATTATTGCGGGTGCATCAACGAGCTTACGTTCAATGACGAGGCAACCCGCCACGGCTTCTACATCCATACGATGGACGGTCACGGCATCGTCAAGAGCGAGTTTCACGAGCTGGAAAGCAGCCGCAAGCATTGCACGATGCGCATTGACCGCCCGCAGATCATGCAGTTTATCGCGGACGGAACTCTGAATATCGCCGCCGATCAGGTTTACGGTAAGATTGTTCGTGTGCGCTATTCCTGCACCAGCGAGGAGGAAAAGGCACTGAACAAGGCCGAGCTTCAGCAGAAGCTCATGCAGATGGGCGCGTTCTATATCTCCGACATTTTACCGGAGGATGTGGAGGAACTGGATGCCAAAGATCAGTTGACCGAGCATGACGGCCCGACGGAGGCTTTGAGTCGCTGGCTTGACCTGAACAATGTGGAGCCGTGGCAAAAAGCCCGCCTGATGGAGCTTGCGGCGCCGATCATCGCTAAGGCAGATCACGGCATGGACGACGGCCACAGCACCGGGGCGTTCCTGCCGATCAGCATCGAGGTCAAGAACTACCGCAGCTACACGGACGCGGCGTTCAGCTTCGAGCCTGTTCACATGGCGATGGTCAACGGAGCGAACGGCGTGGGTAAATCATCGCTGTTTATGGACGCGATTGCCGACTGCCTGTACGAGCAGACCCGCAAGGAGGACATCGGCGGCTGGGTGCGCGAGGGTACAAAGAGCGGTTCGATCATCTTCACCTTTGCAATGGGCGAAAAGAAATACCGCGTCGTGCGCACCCGCACCGCGTCTGGCCGCGGCACACTGGCCCTGCAATGCTTCAATGCGGAAAATCAGGAGTGGGCCGACGGCTCCGACACCACTATGCGCCTGACGCAGACCAAGATCGAGCGGCTGCTTGGCATGGACTGCAATACGTTCTGCTCCATCGCGCTGATTCGGCAGGATGCCTACGGCCTGTTTCTGGATGCGGATTCTGACCGCCGCATGGAGGTTTTGAGTGCCCTGTTGGGCCTTGACCTCTATAACCGCATGGCCGAGATCACCGCCGCGGAAAGCAAGGAACAGCGCCGCACGATTGCCTCCGCTAAAGACATGCTGACCGTCTACACGGACGAGATCGCCCACAAAGAGGAGTTGCAATCTGCGCAGGATGCTGCGAAAGCCAAGATTGCAGAGGCTGAACAGCAGATCGCGTCCGCGGACAAACTGATCGCTGCCGCCAAGGCCAAACAGGCCGCCTACGATACGATCATGCAGCAGATAACCAGCCGCGGTATGGAAATCTCCGAGTGTGACGATCAGATCGCCGCCAAGAGTGCAACGGTGCAGAATCTCCTCACCGTCAAGATTCCGGCAGCCCATCAGGCGGCCAGCGGCGAAAAGCTGGCGCGGGAGGCATCCGAGGCCCTGCCCGCTCTGCGCACTCGTGAACGTGAGTTGATTCCCGCCGACGAACGTTGCAAGGCACTGCTTGCGGAAAGCGATCAGCTCAGCAAACGGGCCGAACAGCGCATAGCCTTGCATCCTCAGTTGAATGAACAGCGGCAAAAGGCAGAACAGATCGTCGCTATGAAAGATCAGGCAAAGGCTGACGAGGCCGAGCTGGCGCAGATCGCCCAGCGGTGCGCGGAGCTGGATGTCAAAATCCAGCGGGCCGACGAACTGGCAAAGCAGGTTGAAACCGCCAAGATGAAGCTGACGGAAACGATCTACGACGCTAAGGAAAAGGAAGAAGCAATTCAGCGAAAGATTGACGATGCCCGCAATGCGGCCAAGCGGCTTGAACTGGCAAAATGCCCCATGGAGGGGGAGGCAACCTGTGTTTTTCTGGCCTCTGCCACGGAAGCGGCCCGCCAGATCGGCGATCTGGAATACCAGTTGCAGGTGCGGAAATCCCAGAACGACACAGCGATCAAGAGCCGCCGCGTGATTGTGAACGAAACGCAAGCAGCGCTGGATGCGCTGAACAATCCTCGCAATGAGCGTGGCGCACTGGAATTGCGCCGTAGCGCCCTGTATTCTTCCATGATTCGCATGGAGGCGGTGGAGGCTGCGCAACAGCAGCTCAAAGAGATTGCCCAGCGACGGGCGGAAATCGTCAACGAAACCTTTGCAGACAGAAAGCGCATGAATGAAATCAGCGCAGCTATAGAGAGTCTTTCCGGCGCAATGGAGGAGCTGAAAGCTCTGCAAGGCAAGATCAAGCAGACCGAGATGCTGGCGGCCAAGCTGCCGGAGGCTGTGGAGGCCCGCGAAAAGGGTGCAGCCATGAAAGCAGATGCCAACCGCTTGCAGCAGGAGGTTCTCGATCTGGCCCGTCGTAAAGATCGGCTGCTGGAAGAAAAAAACAGCTTGATGCAGAGCTTGCCGGGGCTGGATGATACCAGTGATCTTGAACGTGGCCGCAATAAGGCGGCACAGGTTCAGCGCCTCGCCACGATCAGCCTCGGGTCCATCTCGGCCAAGCTGGAACGCATCGCGGATGCGGAGGAAAAGGCAGCCGACCTGCGCGAGACAATCAAAAAGACGGCAAAACTGCTGGACGATTATCAGGTGCTTGCACAGGCGTTCAGCCTTGACGGCATCCAGTACATGATTGTGCGTGGCGTTGTGCCGGAGATCATGCGGCGCAGCAATGATATTCTGGCGGCCATGACGGGCGGCAGGATGGCAGTAGACATCCGCACCGAGCGTGAGCTGAAATCCACAAAGCAGATCGTCAATTCGTTGGAGGTCTGGATTTCCTCAATCAACGGCGGGCATCGCCCGTACCAGAGTCACAGCGGCGGCGAAAAGGTAAAAATCGCGCTGGCCGTCACGCTGGGGCTGGCAGATGTCAAGGCGCACCGCGCCGGGGTGCAGATCGGTATGCTGCACATCGACGAGCCGCCGTTCCTCGACGCTGCCGGAACCGAGGCATACGCGGACGCGCTGCTCAACATGGCGCAGCGCAATCCCAATATGCGAATTTTGGCAATCAGCCACGACCCCACCATGAAAGCGCGTTTCCCGCAGACAATCACTGTGGAGGCGGGGGAGAACGGCAGTACCGCCTATATGGAGTAACACAGCGCCGCAGATACAGGGGGAGGGCTGATGAATTATCTGCTTGAGATAAATGCTTTCGAGCGAAAAATGAGAGAAAGCCCTCTCCCGATTGCGGCGCAGTTGATGTGGTACAAACTGATGCAATTTTGCAACGGGCTGCGCTGGCCGGAGACGTTTCAACTGGACACGGCTCGCCTGTCGGAGCTGATGGTCGGTTCATCAAAGCACACTGTCATAGATGCGCGGCGGGCGCTGATTGAGGCAGGGTTTCTGGAATTTAAGCCGGGAAGTAAGAAATGTCCAAGCACCTACAAGCTGATCTCGCAGATCAGCGTCGAGCCTGTGGAGCCGGAACCGCTACCGGAGGAGCCGACAGATACCGAGTTTCTGGAAGTGGACGGCGGCAGCAACGACATTCGGCGCTACTTCGGGTTTACCGAGCACACCGAGGCCGAGTTGCACAAAATCGCGTCACTGCTCTATCAGGAATTTTTGCCGGACAAGCGGCCCAGCGCGGACGACGAGCGCCGTGTGTTCCTGTACTGCATGGAGCAGATCGGACAGGGTGCAGACCGCAAAATTGAGTTCCCGGAGCGCCGCAAGGAGCTGCTGGCCTATGCGTTTGGCGTGGCCCGCACCAACGGTAGCCTGAATTGGGGCTATATCGACGGTATATATCGCAATTTCCATGAGAGGGGCATTCAGACTGTGGAGGATGCCTACAGGTATGATGGATTGAGGGCAAAGAAAAATGGACTACAAGGATAAAATCAAAAAGCTGCTGGCGCTGGCCGAAAGCCCTAACGAGAACGAGGCGCAAGCGGCCCTGCTGAAAGCGCGGCAACTGATGGCAGAGCATAAGATCGGAGAGGCCGATCTGGAGGAGCCGAAGGATAAAGAGATACTGCACAAGTGCACCTCGGTCACATTCTCCAAGCGCCGCGACGGCTGGATTAGCAATCTGGCCGTGGTGATCGCGGAAAATTACTGCTGTATGGCGTCGGTTTGCCACTACAAGGGCAAGCAGACCTACACGGTGCAGCTGAACGGCTTTAAGAGCGACGTAGAAATTTGTGAGCGCGTCCTGCTGTTCGCTGTGGAGTTTGTTCGAGGCAAAAACAAAATGCGTCAGTGGAGCGATAACTACCCCTACTCACCCAAGGAAAAGTTGGCGATCTGCAACGCATACGGGGAGGGCTTCACATCAGGGCTGGGCGAAAAATTCGACAAGCAGAGCCGCCAGCAGGCGGTATATGCGCTGGTTCTGAAAACGCCGCAGAAGGTCAAGGATTCCTTGAAAGATTACGGCACGTTGAAAGCTGATTTCACCCCCACGCTGGACGGCATAGGCTACGTCGCAATGTCGGACATGGCCGCACGGCACGGAGAGGGTCTTTACGACGGCAGAAATTTTGAAGTGCGGGAAAAGTTGGAGGCGTAAGGCATGGACAATCAGAGCAACGAAATTTTCAAAATCCCGGCCCGCCGCTGCTCTGTGTGCGGCGGCCTGTTGACAAGCGACAAGTCCATTCGGGAGGGCTGCGGCCCGGCTTGTAAGCTGAAACGCAAACGCGCCGCGGAGGCGCATGAGGCCGCCAAGAATCAGTGCAGCCTCTTTGATATGGAGTACATCGAGGAGATAAAAAATGAATCTTCACAAGACTAAAATAGATTGGGCAACCCACACATGGAACCCGGTCACGGGATGCTTGCACGACTGCGAATACTGCTACGCCCGCCGCTTCATCAGCAGGTTTGCGCCACATGCCTGTGAGCGCCCATCGGAACCGATCAAGAAGTTGGATGGCTTGTCCTGCTACCAGATCGACCACCCGGCGCGTCTGGTGGACGAGTGCGGCGAATATGTTCGCTCCACGCCATATCCGAAAGGCTTCGAGCCGATGTTAAGCACCTACACGCTGGGCTACCCGGCCAAAAGAAAAATCCCGTCCCGCATTTTCGTTTCCAGCATGGGCGACCTGTTCGGTGCGTGGGTGCCGGATGCGTGGCTTGAACAGGTGTTCGAGGCGGCCAAGGCAGCCCCGCAGCACAAGTATCTGTTTCTGACCAAAAATCCGAAACGATACTACGATCTGGCCCGCAGCGGGAAATTGCCCGGGGATAAAAATTTCTGGTACGGCACTACGGTTACAAAGGGCGGCACTGCATGGCAATGGTGCGGGGAGTGGTCGATGCCGAAAGCATGGCACACGTTCCTAAGTATCGAGCCGCTGCTGGATGATGTGACGATCTGGCTTGAAAACGGCGGCTACTATCCAGATTGGCTGATCGTGGGTGCAATGACAGGCCCGGGCAGCAAAGACCATCAGCCGCGGCGCGAGTGGGTGGAAAATCTGGTACGCTATGCCCGAGAACGCAATATCCCGCTGTTCATGAAAGGCAACCTCAAAGCAGTGTGGGGCGACGATCTGATTCAGGAATACCCGCCTGAACTGCTGTAAACGGGGTGCAGTAAATGCGCTATAAAATCTACTGCGAGGCACCCGCAGACCGGGATGCACTGGTTACAATTCTCGCCAAGAACGGCTACACCGTAAGAATCAGCAAGGAGCAGAAAACCAAAAATTCACGCTACACCTACTACATCGAGTATTGGAGGGAAGATCGAGATTGAAAAAGAAAAACTGGCAGAAAACGCCGGATGAAAAGGCGATTCATCAACAGGCTGTCAAAATCCGCAAAATGACCGATCAGCAGATTGTGGAACGGTTGGAAAGCAGCGCGGAGGTCAGCGCCGATCAGCGACGCGCCGTTATCAACGAGGCGCTGGACGCTATCGCAGTGCGGGATGAAAACGGAGATCGCGTCAGCGACATCACCATCCGCAAGATCAGAAAAATCTTGCAAGGCAAGGGGCTGCTGTGATGCGCAGGAAAAGAGCGCACAGGATGCGCGTTCTGGAAATGCCAGAGGACGATCTGCACGTCAGAATCCCGGTTCCCATCGGCAAGACGGTATACCGGGTGCATCCGAACCCGGCTTGCCACTACGGCGTGAGAGCGGCAGAGAGGGCCGTTTTCGGGCGCGTTATCACACCGAGGTATGTTGTTACCCCTGTGCCGTTCGCTGTTGAGATGATGCGCGAGTGGAACCGCACGGTGTTTGCGCGTGTGCTGGACGCGGAAAGGAGAGCAAAATGGTTGATCGCAAAGTCGCAGGACTGAAAAATAAGGTGAACGGCGCGTTCTTCGAGGACATCATCAATCAGGCTTGCGATTTCTACCGTGTGCGCGGCGTAGCTGACATCGAGAAAACGCCGGAGCCTGTGCGCCTGATAAAGCCGATAAAGGGCAAGCCGGGTTACTTCGTGGCCGTCCATAACGAGGCTGCGCAGGTGGACTACAAAGGCTTCCTGCACGGCGGCCAGGCAGTGGAGTTTGAAGCAAAATTCACCGATACGGGCCGCATGAAATTCGAGCGCGTGACCCCAAACCAACAGGCCCGGCTCCGGCGGGCGCAGGAGTTTGGCGCGGTTTCGTTCGTGATCTGCTGCTTCGGCGGGGTGCAGTTTTATCGCATCCCGTGGCCGGACTGGCAGGAGATGAAAACGGTGTTCGGCAGGAAATTTGTCACGCCGCAGGACTTAAAAGCCTACGAGATCAGGTTCCGCGCTCCGGGGGCTTTGATGTTTCTGGACGGCTACTATGACGAATGATCGGGTGCAGCCTGTGAAATTTGAGGTTTACGACGCGGCAGGCCGCAGGATGTTTCACACGGAATATGAAAGCTGTCTGCCGACGGAAAAAGAAATTCTGGCTATGAGGGCAGCCGGATATAAATGCTACATGGACGGGCGAGTCTACCCGCCAAAAAGGGGAAATGCAAAATGACGGATGCAGAAATGTGGATGCACAGGGATAAGCTGCGCAGCACGGCCAGCCAAGTGACGATGTGGTGCGGTATCATTGCGCTGCATCAGGAGGATGGCATCGGAAAAGACCGTCTGAATAAGCTGACGCAGTGCATCATGGAGGCCGAGAACGCAGCGGCCTTGCAGATCGTGGAGCTTGGCATGGCCGAGGCAAGCAGGAGGTTGCAGCGTGAGATGCACGGCATCTGCGAAATCTCGTTTCATGTGCCTTACGTCAAGCGGCCCAAGAAGCATCAGGAGTTAAAAGACCAGATGGAAAAGGACGCGGCGGCTACATTCGGTTGGCTGGTGCTTGCCAAGGCGATGCACAAAACCTACGGTTACGGAAAAGATCGCCTTGCCCGCCTGTACAAGAACACGCAGGAAAATTACCGTCAGTTTGTTGTCTGGTATGCGGAAGATGAAAGCTGGGCCTACGAAAAGCTGCGCCAGTGCATTGCGCGGGCCTTGCAAGAGGAAATCGTGGTCGTGCCGGACGACTACGGAGAGCTGACCTTTACGCTGGCATCAGAACAGCAGGAGGCCGCGCGGCAGATCAAAACGCAGGTGTTCAACGAGATGGCCCGCCGCAACAGCAAAAAGCAGGTTTGCCCGCTGCTCTCCGAAAAGGAAATGCAGCGCCGTTGCCGGGAGGTACAGAAACAAATTTTCGGAGGTATGAATTGAACAATAGAGAGATCGAACAGACCCGCTGCCAGATGTGCGCGGAGCATGGCAGTTGTAACCCGAAATGCTCGCTCTGGGTACTGCGTGAGCATGGCAAAACATGCACATGGAGCGTGTTTGCACACATCGGCTGGGCCGAGCAGAAAATGAAAGAGTGGAAGGCCAAGCATGAAGAATCTGTTGGAGCTTAAAAGGCTCCAGATCAAGGGTGGCCTGTGGATGGCGTACTCTACATAAAATCACACTACAAGGAGGAAATTTGCAATGGCAATGAAAACTAAATTTATCAACATTCGCATCCGTGAGAGCAACGACGGCGAACCGTCTTGCTTCGACATCGACGCGGGCGGCTCTCTGGACGACATTCTGCACATGCTGTGCGGCGGTATGGATGCCATTGTTACACAGTTTTGCGCCGAAGATGGCGATGCAAAAATGCGAAAAGACATGCTGCGCAGTGTAGCAATGGAGATTTTGAGTCTTGCGGATGCGGGCGGCGCTATTCACGATGCCGTAATGATTAAGATTCCCAGAAAGGGTGAAAACAATGGATAATTTGATTCTCGACCCGAAGATCAGGTCGCTGTTGGCAGAAGCGTTCCCGAAATGCTTCATCAATATGCGGTTGGAGCTGGTCGTCTATCCGCTTAGAAACACATGGGTTCCGCTGGATGGGGTGCAGACCATCGACGAGTTGCGGGCGCGGGTGATCGAATATCTCAGCCGTGAGGCGTTCAAGGGTGGCAGCAACCGCAGCCAGAATTACCACCTGCACGGCATCAACAAGGTATGCGGTATGTCGTTTAGCCGGGAGTCGATGGAGTTTATCTACTGCGAGCTGGGCAACGCCGTGAACCCTAAGTTGTGCCGCAGGTTTGTGAGTGAGATGGACTGCAACCTGAACAAGCTGCAACGCGCAGTGCTGGAAATGCGAGGCGTGAGAAATGGCCCTTACTAAGTTTTGCCCGATCATGTCCAGACGCGGGTACGGACTGTGCATTAGAGAACGCTGCGCATGGTGGAGCGAATGGGGCCGCTGCTGCTGTATCCCCATGCTGGCCGAGACTCTATGCGATCAGGCCGCGCAGGATTGCGTATATGCGCCGGACATTCGCCCGGAAGAAGAAAAACAAGCGACATGAGTTGTTATATACAGCACAATTAAAGTGAGATGCGATGAAAAAAGATAATGAATGGGGCTTCTACACCCTGCCGACACAAACCGACCCGGAAAAGCGGGCAATAGAGCGGCTGAAAATTGCCAGTGAGTTGTCACTGGAACACTACGGTACGCCGCTGGTAGTAACGACCAGCGGCGGCAAGGACAGCAGCGTATGCGTAGAGCTTGCACTTAGGGGGGGGCATCCCGTTTGAAGTGCAGCACAACCACACAACTGCGGATGCGCCGGAGACAGTGCGGTTTGTACGGCAGGAGTTTGCCAGACTTGAAAATCTGGGCGTGAAATGCACAATCAACTACCCCGTTTATAAGGGCAAGCGCACAAGCATGTGGGATTTAATCCCGCAAAAGCTGATGCCGCCGATACGAATCAAGCGGTACTGCTGCGAGGTGCTGAAAGAACACGGCGGCGACGGTCACTTCGTTTGCACCGGCGTCCGATGGGGCGAAAGCGCCCGCAGAGCTAAGATGTGCGGAATTTTTGAAAAACAGGTAAAAGACCGCGACAGATCGGTTAAAGTTCAGGAAGATGGCGGCAGCCTTGGAGAATTGTTCGCGCCTTGTAAATTGAAAGCAAAGCACATCGTGAATCCTATCGTCGATTGGACGACCTCGCAAGTTTGGAATTTCCTGCGGGATTCAAAAGTCCCGGTAAATCCGCTATATGAATGCGGGTTTGACCGCGTCGGCTGCGTCGGCTGCCCGCTCGCAGGGAAAAAGCGGTACAGGGAGTTCAACTACTGGCCCGCCTACGAAAAGTTATATATACAGACGTTCGACAGAATGCTGGAAGAACGCCGCAGACGCGGGAAGATGCAAGGTAACTGGATGAGGGGCGGTACAGGGAAAGATGTGTTCCGCTGGTGGATGGAGGAGGACGTGCTGCCCGGTCAAATGAGCTTATATGACTATGAGGAGGGATAAAGGATGCTGACCCTGCCCATCAAACAGGAATGGTTCGACATGATTTGCCGGGGCGAAAAGCGGGAGGAGTACCGTGAGGTTACAGAGTATTGGCGCAAGCGCATTGACTCGGCCAGAACACTTGACTACAAACAATTCAAGGAAATTTTCGAGGTCAAAATCCGCGCCGGGTATAACTCGAAATCGCCAACAGCAACCTTGCGGGTGCATCTGACTTTGGGCAAAGGGGCGCAGGAATGGGGCGCAGAGCCATATAAAGACTACTACATCCTGCAAATTCTTGAAGTACAGAAGATCGAAAATTGGAGTCAGGAGGCATCAAAATGAATACGATGGTAGGTTGCCCCATCCCCGGCGCGAGCCAGCCGAAAGACCCTGTGCGGCTCGTTGACGCGAACGGCATATTGCGTTCGGTTGGCATGAGCGGCTGTGGCTATGAAGGCAGCGAATATCAGGCATATAAAGCTGGTGTCGAATATGTGCGCGGTCTGGTGGATGATGCACCAACTGTTGACCCGGAATCACTGCGGCCTACGGCACACGAATGGTGAACGATGATGAATAATCAGCGCCCCGACGACATGGTGAATGTAGTACGGTGCAGGTATTGTGAGTTTTGGACGGGCAATGCTGGCAACGAGTACGGAGGTTGCAGGGCATGGAGCCAAAACATAGAACATCCAGAAGCTATTGTCAAGTTTGACGGCTTTTGCAATTTCGCTGTAAAAAAAGATTGAATTGGAGGGAATGTAATGAAAAATCGAAAGGCTTTTGTGAAATGGGCGCGTCCTTACTTGAAAAAGAAGAACGTGGCCGCTATGACGAAAAAGAGAGCTATTAAAATCATTATGGCTGCGACCTGCTGTGGTAACAGGCGATGGGCCGAAGATATGTTTGTGGATGCGAAAAGCAAAATTGCCGGAAAGCCACGCAACGCCGATGTCTGCTACCGTGTGATCTGCTGTATCTACAACATCAGCAGCAGGCCCGAATATGAAAAAAGCACGTCACTGATGGCGCATTCGATTGCGACGCAGCTAAAAGATCTGTACGGACCCGAAGTTGGTGGAAAATTGATTGATGGTTTGGAGAAAAGGACATGCTGATAAACGACCATCCGCGCTGTGGCAGGTGCAAATACTGGAAAGCCATGCGGTGCATAAACCCGGAAAGCAAGATGTATGAGTTCCAGATGTTCCAGCGCGCGGATGGAATATGTAAACTCTGGGAAGATGGCAGCAAACTTTTTGATGATGAATTTGATGATGAAGATGACAGCGATTGCAAGGATGGTGAAATAATGACTGAACGTGAAACTGCACAGAGCGCGGCAAGTTCTTACAGACGAGCCATGCTCGGCAATGTGTACAGGCACTTCAAGGGCGCAACCTATGTCGTGGACGGCATTGCGGTACATAGCGAGTCGGCGGAGCTGATGGTGATTTATCACAGGGTTGGTGACCCTACAAAACAGTGGGCGCGGCCACTTGAAATGTTCCTGTCGCCCGTGGATAAGCAGAAATACCCGGATGCAGCGCAGGAAAGACGCTTCGAGGTGCTGACCGATGAAAACAAGTGAACATTGCCCGCACAAAGCGGATTGCCCGGCCCGCGGTCAGTGCGACACCTGCGCACACGGGGTACAGTATGCCAAAATGGCGAAGATCATCAAGCGGCAGGGCAAAGAGCTGCGCCGCCTGAAAGCTGGAAAGAGTGCATCAAAATGAGCAACATCGGAATCAAGCTACGCCCGATCAGCTGCGAAACCTGCTATTATTGGGAACCGTTCAGCGGCGTATGTGTGAATGCGGATAGCCCGATGTGCGCAGATTTCACCGAGGAGGACGATCTGTGTGCTGGCTGGAAAGGTATGGTGAACGATGAACGCGCCGTGCTGGAACTGTAAGAAGCGCTTGGAGGGCTGCCACAGCGAGTGTGCCGACTATAAAATTTTCCGATGCGAGGTTCAGGCCATCCGGGACTACGAGCGTAAATTTTTTTCGTCCATCGACAGCATGAACCTGACCCATGGGCAGCAAGTCAAAAATCGCAACAAAAAGTACAAAGGAGGGAATCAGTAAGAAGATGGCCCTTGTGACAAAGAGATGTGCGCAATGCGGCGAGGAGATGCACAATGTTTACCCCAGCAAAAGGTACTGCCCACGCTGCATGAAAGAGCGGGCAAATGAGATTTCCAGAGCTTACTACGAAAAGCACAAAAACGATAAGCCGAAGCCGGAACGCCCAAAAAGGAGAAAAATTTACAAGAAAAAAAGTCTGTCAAGGTGTGCGCTGGAAGCATACATGCTCAACATGAGCTACGGCAACTATGTGGCGCAGGGCCTTGACAAAGAGGAGGTAGACATCGAGCCATGAGCACAGAGATCATGTTTTCCAGCAAAACAGATATGTGGGCCACACCGCAGGATTTTTTCGATATGCTGGATTCGGAGTTTGGGTTTACCCTTGATGCCTGTGCTGTGCGCGAGAATGCAAAGTGCGCCGCCTACTACACGCCCCAGCAAGACGGACTCTCGCAACCGTGGCCCGGTCGTGTGTGGTGCAATCCGCCCTATGGCCGAGAGATCGGGCGCTGGGTGAAAAAGGCATACGAAACGGCTGCGGGGGGGGGGATTTGTCGTAATGCTGCTGCCAGCGCGAACAGATACAAAATGGTTCCACGATTACATCTACGGAAAATCGCAGATCAGATTCATAAAAGGCCGCCTGAAATTCGGAGGCTGCCAAAATGCAGCACCGTTTCCCAGCATGGTAGTAATTTTTGACGGAAAGGACAAAAGAGTATGAGCGTTGAAAAACTGAAAGTATTAAAACTGATGCCGGATGCAGAGCTGCCCACCTACGGTACGCCGGGGGCCGCGGGCCTCGACCTGTACGCGGCAGAGGACGTGACGATTGTACCGGGTCAGACGGTAAAAGTCAGAACGGGCCTTGCCTTTGAAATTCCGGCGGGCTACTACGGGGCCTTGCACATCCGCTCCGGCATCTCCACCGGCGGGCCGC